CAACACATGCATTACGAGTGTTGAGCATTGACGTGGGAATGAAGAACTTGGCGTATTGCTTGTTTGAATACGACCTTGATGCCGGAGAAATAAAAACTCCGGAACAAGTGATGCAGCGAGTCTCAATTGTGGCCTGGGACACCGTGAATTTGTGCAACGGGCCCACAGATTCCGCTGAAAAACCGGCGGCACCCACATGTTCCACTGTCGGGTGCAAATTTGCCGCAAAATTCATGCACGAAACCGGACCAGAACCCTTGACGGTGGTGTATTACTGCACACGGCATGCGAATGCGTCGGACCACAAGATGCCGTTGCTGCCTTCTATCGCATCTGCAAAAATCCTGAAAAAAATGACACTGGAACAACTAAAGGCATTTTCTGGCGAATATCTCTCTTCCACCATTCCAGAAAAGTGTGAAAAGAGCAAACTGAAGTTGCTCCAACATGTGATCGCTGCCTTGGCCGCCGAATATCTAGTTGCTGTCAGCCCCAAACCGACTGTGATTTCTGCCGCATCCATGGATTTGATCACCCTCGGGCGCAACATGCACCGGCGGTTTGACGCGCTGCCGCATCTGGCATCCGGGCTGGACGTCGTGATTATTGAGAATCAGCTCGGCACGCTGGCCACCCGCATGAAGACGCTGCAGGGCATGATCACGCAGTACTTCATCATGCGCGGGGTGCCGGACATTCGGTTCATCTCCGCCACGAACAAGCTGAAGCTGTTTTCCAAAGAGGGGGACGAAGGGGGCAAGGCCGACAAGTCCGATTATGCCGACCGCAAAAAACGCAGCATGGAGATTACACGAGCGCTCATTGCAGAACATGCCCCCGAACACACCGCGTTGTACGACAAGCACAAGAAGAAGGACGACTTGGCCGACTGCTTTCTGCAGGGCGTGTGGTGGCTATCAGGGAACTACGTTCCCCGAACCCCTCCTTCTGTATTGTAATGCATGTCTTTGTAATGCCAGGATTAAAGGGACGGCACGTCCCTTCCATGGTTAAACGTCCCTTGTTTATTTGCAATGCCGCAACTAGGGGGGGGGATGGGGGAGGCGCTTGTCGGCCCCACTTATTATTGCGTATGATTTAAACTTAAAAGATATAACTTAATCATAAGAATAGATAGATTCAGGTTTTCTGCTGTGATGGAAGAAGTGATTGACATTTCAGAATTGCCCAGTGTGAAGGGGGGTGGAAAGTCCACCAATTTCGGGGGCGGGCTGGAATTCTTGATGAATGACAAAATGAAGAGTGGAGGCAGCAAGAGCGGCGGCGGCGACATTGACCTCGGCGACTTGAACGCGCTGGAAGCCGAGCTGAATGAATTAAGCGATGTTCAAATACCGTCGTCGTCTGCAAGCAAGTCGGTGTTTTTTAGCGGGATTGGGTCTGGGTCCAATAACAGCGTGTCATTTAAAGAAGACACGATTGAACTCGGCGGCAGTAGCAACAGCAACAACAACGGCAACAACAACAACAACAACAGCAGCTTCAATTTGGGCAGTTCAACCGCGTCGGCCGCGGATGACAAGACAACGTGGGACGGGTTCGGCAAGTTTAACAACGTGCCGCTGAATCCGGACGCGCCCGTAGATTCGAACCCGCAAATGACCAAGGAGGAGCTGCTGCGCGAGAAGTTCAAGTACCTGCGCAAGCTGGAGGACCTGGAGCAGAAGGGCATCACGCTGACCAAAAAGTACTCCATGGAGTCGTCGCTGGCGGAGATGAAGGGCGAGTACGAAACGCACTTGGAGGAGCGCGAGCGGCGCAACAGCGTGAAGTTCCAAGGCAAAATGCTCATGTCGGTCATCACGGGCATGGAGTACTTGAACAACAAGTTTGACCCGTTTGATCTGAAGCTGGACGGCTGGAGCGAGCAAGTGAACGAGAACATTGACGATTACGACGAAATCTTCTCCGAGCTGCACGACAAGTACAAGTCCAAGGCCAAGATGGCACCAGAACTCAAGCTGCTGTTCCAGCTGGGCGGCAGCGCCATCATGCTGCACATGACCAACACCATGTTCAAATCGGCCATGCCCGGCATGGACGACATCATGCGGCAGAACCCGGAACTCATGCAGCAGTTTACCGCGGCTGCGGTGAATTCCATGTCGCAGAACCGCCCCGGGTTCGGCAACTTCATGGGGGATTTGATGGGTCCAGGACCAAGCCAAGGCCAAGGCCCAGGCCCAGGCCCTCAGTCACAAGCGCCGAGACAAACGCAGCCCTACATCCCCAATCAGCGGCCGCCGCCACCCCCGGTTCCCACCAGTGTGCGTGACCCCAATGCGGATGCGGGCACGCCGTTCCGGGCAGGGAACAACACTGCCGCGGCTCCCATAAATCGGCCCGATTTAAGCGCAGCGCGCTCGGCTTCATCGGCGTCTAATCCAGTCACGGTGTCTAAGCGCCCCGACATGCGCGGTCCCACCGACATTTCCAACATTCTCTCCGGCCTGAAAACCAAATCGGTGACATTACAGGAGTCGTTGCCACAAACACAACAATCGCAACAATCGCAACAATCGCAACAATCGCAACAATCGCAATCACTCAATGAAGACAAGACCAGCACCATCAGCATTTCCGACTTGAAGGAGCTGCAGAACGACCATCTGCCGCACAAGAGCAAGCGCCGCCAACGGTCGGACAAAAACACCGTCAGTTTGGCTTTAGACATTTGAACTAGCGCTCGTATTTTTGACGCATAAACAATATAAATACATTCAAAAGAATATATTTAAAAAATGAGCAAAAACTACGTGATGTCGTGTGACAAGGACGCGGTGTATTTAAGCCGCGACAAGGCAAAATACATGTATTTGATTGAATTCCGAGCGCGAAACCCAAAAATACGGATTGACGCGCTGCTCACGTTTGACATTTACCGGATGATGTACGAACTGAATAAGGACTTGTTTGAATCGCACCACATTGTGTTCCCGGACCCCCGCGATCCCTCGCGCGCGGAACTGCTCTTCATTTTCAAGAGCATCATGGGCTTGGGCGAGAGATACACGCACGTGTATACGCACATGCCGCATTTATCCCACCAGGAACCGTTGGCCCAGGACCAAAGCCAAATTATCCACATCACTAGCGCCAACGTGCCCAAAGGAGCCGACTCCGCATTGAGACACTTGATTCCGCGACGCGCCGAGCAAATTGACTCCGATGATTCCCACATCACGGTCCACGTGCAACCCGACGGCCATGCCATCCAGTTTCACTACGAGTTCAAATTGCAGCTGTCCAAACTGGACGACGTGATTTCCATCCCGCCCTTCGTGGACAAAGCCGTGAGCACCATGATGAAAACCATATTCGTGCGCATGAAGCAATTCATTGAGTGCCTTGGCTAAAGGTTCATTTGCCGCGCTTTCATTTGCCGCGCTTGTGTAATGCCATGTAACAGATGAGGCCAATGCCGAGAATGGATCCCACGATGAGCACGGGGCGGGTATCCGTCCGGGTGCTTTTTTCGGTGCACGCATTCAATTTGCACGTCATTCCAATAGTTTCAATAGTTTCAATGATTTATTAACTGGGGTATATAAATCATTAATATTTTATTTTATTTTATTTTATTGCATTTTCATGCTTTTTTCATTCTTCGATAGCAAACCTTTCTAATGTCACGGTTAAACTACTTTCATTTGCAATATCCCTTAAAACAGAGGTCACGTTGGATGGTATCGCTGCATACGTCACCGGAACGTCAATGATATTTCCATACGTCGTTGCATTTTTAGTAGGTGCACCAATGACCCGCCAAACTTGTCTTTTTTTTGTTACTACATTGCCGCCAGCATCTGTTATTATTATTTTATCCCCCGGTTGCAATGATGTCAGTTCCGAGGCAATGTTCACCATGGCCCCGTTCTTTTTGGCCATTTTGTTCATATATAAAACCGTGCTTTCGCGTTGCGTGGCTGCATTCCAGCCCAATGATGCGCTAGTAGCATTCACTGCACCAAGTTCTGCAGTATTGTATGCCTCTGCATCACGAATTAAATTAGTTAAATTATTAGGATCAGTTGAATATAACGCAGCAGATGGATTGGTTCCAATTTGTCGTTGGATCTCTTTCAAGGTTTCCACATTGGTGGTTTTGAGCGTGGGATTTGTCGCAGCATTAACTGCATTAATTAATGTGGATGCTGCTTGATCCCATTTTGCGGTGTACCCATATTCTTCCGTTGTTAACGGGCGCCCAAGCCGGCCGAATACCTGCTCCACCGTGAAGTTTTTCTCCTTTTCTTTCAAGTTTTTCATCATTTGGTCCCATATGATCTGCGCATTGGTTTTAAACATGGACCCATCCAACGAACACGACAGGCGCGCCATGTCCATGCCGGTCATTTCCGCCAGATTACCCTGATACAAATACATTGTGAGTTGAACCGCAAACAGGGGGAACTGGATGCACCTTCCAGGCGAAGCGCGAATGCCCATCAAGCTCGCAAAATCCGGCGTCTTACTTTCGTTTGTGCTCGTGAGTTGCTGTAAAACCGCGCGGTCGTTGCGTTTCTTATAAAAAAACTCCTTGTTCCACGCATAATTGTTGAACACCATGTTTTTTCCGTCGTACTGCATCCGCGCATTTCGGTGAAACATGTTTTCCAAGATCACGGCGAAATTGGCGCCGAGAATGGAGAGATTCGGTTGTTTTGAAATGATGAGAGCGTTAGATCGCGACAAACTGGAAGAAGAAGAAGACGCAAGTGATCCCCGTATTTTCGCGTCAATGAACGGTTTCAGTAACGTGGACACCGGTTTGGCACCGGCAATTTCACGCACCCCCACGTCGTCAAAGTCCATGAACTGCCATTCCTTGGGATCCAGCAGCGCGGGACACATGAACGGGTTGTGCAGGGCGCTGGAGTTCGGGATGAACGCGCCCTCAGCCACCGCCGCCGTGAATTTGGCGTCCATGGACCATGACATATTTGCATTGCCATTGCCATTGCGATTGCCATTGCGATTGCCATTGTATGCATTGAGCGCTGCAAGTGCCGCACTAACTTTTTCTTGATTGGTCTTTGTTATCTGAATATCGTCGTACTTCATTTTGGACAACAGCGTGAGAATCTTCTTGGCTTGCGTGTAAGCGTATACCGCATTTTCAAATGTGTTGTTGTTGGTTCCGGAATTGAACGCCGACGTAATATAAGGACCGTAATTTACGGATGCATTAGTATTAGACGGACTGTCAAACAAAGTATTGATGGCCCATCCTTGCAATAAATTATGCAAAATAGCAACATGTTCGTCAAATGAACTAATATATGCATTGCGAGGAAATGCAACTTGGGTGTTGGCAGTATTCGCATCAGTCCACCAACTGATAAAAGCATTGTTCGGATTGGGATTTCCAATTTGACTCTGAGGTCCTGCATTGCCAGAAGCAGACGATAAAGTATTCAATCTTTCCCACGTGGAATTGAAAGCATTCACCAAAGTGATCGGTCTACAACTATTCCAATTATTTAGATTGGAATGCACAATGAATTTTTTTGCGTCTATTTCACGTTCCCCATATAATTGACTTATTGGAGTAAACGCATCACTAAGACATTGTAAGAGTGGCCGTGAGGTGTGTGTTTTAATGGCATCATCCATTACATCTTCAATGTTTTCCGGCCATTCGCCCATGTTTCCAATGAATGCGCGAGGACTGCTGCAGTAATCCACAAAATACAGCAAATCATTCTTACTCAATTGATCCGAATCTGGATACCATTTGAGCGTAAAAAAATCATCCATGTTTGCAATTTTCAAATGCAAACTCGTGTCCATGGCCAATGGATTGGATTTTCGTAAAACCGATAAACGCTGGCCAACGTAATCATCATAACGCATTTTAACACCGGATTGAGTTTTGCTGTCATAATACAGAGTTACATGAATTATAGATTCGTACAACATGCTGTAATCTCTCACCGCAGAAAAAAATGCATCCCCAATAAACTGTTTGTCTTCCGGTCTGTTCACTTTTCTCAAGTTTTTTAGGTCTTGCGATTCGTATCCAACTGCTGCAATTTTGATACAGATGCGTTTTTTGTATGCAATGTCACTTGCGTTTTTTTCGGCAGTTTTGAAAATCAGTTGCATCATTTTGTACATGTAGTCCATGCATGCACGTTGATTCAATGTGCCATCCTCCGAAATGAACGTTTCACCCGGAATCCAAGCGTGAATGACAAATGTGTTTGCCGGGCCGCGAAACGGAGGCACAATGGACATGAGCGGCGGTGGATAAGCCGTTGGCAAATTCGGTTCCGTATAATCTTGCACATCATTTTCATAGGTCGGCGGGCGCATCAACTGAATATGTTTATTTTCCCAATTATATGTTACTTGACGCGATCTAATTTTTTGGGTGCATTCATATTGGTAATATCCAGGAGTTCTCCAATTGTATCTTGCATGTATTTGGGTTTGTTTTTGTGGATCGCCGCCGAACGTATTAAAATAATCATTAGTGTTTGTATTCAAAGTAGTATATTGTTGATCATTGTAAGAATTTGTAGTTGCATGTGTGTTTAGTTTTGTTTGAAATTGCGTTATTTCATTTTCAGTTTTTGCTTGCGATGGTGAAATATATTGTTCCTTCCAAATGAATTTATAATAATTTATTCCAGCTGATTTTTCGGTTGATTCTGCCGGCATTCTGGTTGGATTGTCAAACCGCATTTTAGGATACGATTTTTCTTCCGGATTGGGATTGATGTGATAATTGTTCTCAGTGAGCGGATCTTCCACCGGTGTCCATCCGTCTTTCAGCTCTTTCAAATCTGTTTCACTCATTTGGCCCAAAATGTGTTGAATCAATTCCGGGTTTTGCTTGAATATCCAAGTGTAATCAAAATACACCGGCCCGCAGATGACATATAATTCATCATCATGCACAGTTTCAAATTCATCTTTTTGTTGCTGAGCCTCAGATTGTTTTGACATTTCTTCTTTTGTTGTGCCTTTTTTATACAATGTTTTCAAATAGTCGGCCTTTTCCATGAGGTTTGCAGCATTTGGCGTATTTGGCGCAGTCACACTTGCAGCATCAACCGCCTGGGCCTTGTCACTGTATTTCAACAAAGAAAGCAGCGTGTCATTGTCATACGCAAACGCAGCAAAGTTATCAAAGTTATCTATCACGGAATCCATTGCATTTTTGATTGCGGCCAATGCTGGCTCTTGATCTGTGGCTGCATTATCCTTCACATAATTCATAATTGCAAGCTTGGCCGCAGCATACACGGCATCTCCTGCCGCACATGCGGCACCGATCAACGGATTCAATTGAAGTTGAGCAATTCCACCGACATTGAATGCAACCAAATATGTTTGAATTTGGGGTTTTAATGCAAGTGCACCTCTGCCAAAATCAATGGCATTGAATAAGCGAGTTAATATTGCATCTGCAGTTGCCCCATTAGTATCAGCATCATGATAGATGAATTCTCTCGTGGCAATGGCCACTGCACACACGATGGAATGCGATTTGGTAGTAGTGGATGCGCCAATTGCACGATCAATGAAATTTTGGTAAGTTACTCCTCCTGTGTTGTTTGTAGCAGCAGTAATCGCATCCTTGGCTTCTTTTGTAATGGTCACCGAGGGTGTCAAATGGCACGGGTATTTGTAATACAACCGTTCCAGCAATTTTTCATAATTCAGGTTATAATCGGGGGTGGATTTGAACGTGTACAACCGGGTTTTGTCTTGAATGGGTTTCAACTTATTATCCTTGCGCAAAATTTCTCGGTTTCCTAGACTATTACCACCACGCACAATGCCTATAAGAAACCTGGTTATGAGTTCAATGTTGTGTGATGGAAGTGCATATCTTAAAGGAGCATTACTGTCTGCAAAATTAACATAGGATGATGCATCCAACGACATTTTTGAATTTAATGGAGGAAGATATGTCAAAATGCGCCCAAATGTCACAGTGTTACCATTTGAATTAAATGAATGCAACCACTGAAAATAATTATAGTAATATGTGAGCGCTTTTTGAGACACCAGCATGTTCAAATCACCTGCTGCAACCCCACCATTTGCAGGATTGAACTTTCTCATTAATGGTAGGTATTGTAGCGAAGTGGCAATTGCAATCGGAATGTCAGTGCTGACCGGCGTGGTATATAATATCACAAACCGTTCCTCCCCTTTTTCATCTAGGTTGACGGTGTTGATTGCACTCTTCAAATCATGCAAATCGCGCACATTTTTCATACCATTCACCACATTTTGGTTACGGTCATTCGCATCTTGGAACGATTGTTGGATCCATTGCAGCGCGCGTTTGCGGGATTTTTGATTGGCGAATGCCATGAATTTTTGAAACAAGTCTAACTGCATGAACACTGTCGCCGCCGCATCCTTCAGGTTCAACTTGCCGAACATTTTTTTGAACTGGAAATTGGTTTCGTAAAATGCGTCCACGGTTTCCTTGGTGACATTCAGCGAAGTGGGGACATAGACCAAGTAATCGCATGATCCAGATGCGGACTGTGTTTTCTTTTGTTCTTCGTCCAAGTCCACGACGTATTCGGAGTTGGAATTCGCGACAATCATTTTTTGGGTCAAGATGTGGATGTTTTTCGTTCCTTCTGTCTTCTTGTCGCCTGCATTTTTGCTTTTGTCCTTGTCCTTATTGTCCTTATTGTCCTTATTGTCCTTATTGTCCGGATTGGCCTTGGTCTTAGTATCATCGGCATTCGCCACAATGGAGTTGAACGTGACAACAACTGAATTGTATGTTTCCATTTTCAAATTTGCCGAAAAACCAGACAATGTCTGTGCGTCATCGTCGTCCCCAAACAAATTCAAGTTCATCGTCTAGGGTCCAGTGTCCAGTTTACAGGGGCCCAATGAATGAATAAATATTAAACTATGTTTATATTTTAATATTCGTAAATTCGTAAATGTATCAAATCAAAACTTGGCGGATCGGAATGCAGCCAAGTAATGGTTGTGTTTCATGTTTTCGCGCTGTTTTTTGGCGCGTTCCAGCACGTCCATGGCGTCGCTGATTTCCTTGTCGGTAACGATATTGCCCGGACCGTGCCCGGCTTTGGACAAGCCACCGATGGCGGCACCGCCGTTGCTGCTGGGGCCGCCGCTGGGGCCGCCACCGTTGTTGCCGGCCCTCAAACCCAACGTCGCACCTTGGGCCATGGCGCGGTATTTTTCGGGCATGATGCAGTACTGGCTATTGGCGTTCAGCCCGTAATCTGCGAGGACCACGAACACGGCGGTCAAAATGAGCGCCATGACCAAATCGCGCGTGCCCATCCAGCACACCGAAAACACAAGCAGCTCTTTACTTAACGCCGTCTTCAAAAAATTTTCGGTGGAGGGGTCCAGTTTCAGCTCAATGTAGCGCGCGCCAATGTTGAGCATGATCATGACCACGCCTGCAAAAAAGAGGCTGTTGTTCAGCCGAAACGCCGCATAATTGAACCATCCCGTTATAAAATGAAATGCTTCCATAACCTGATTTACGTATGCGTTATTGTGGTATGCGTTATGCGTTACTATGCCCCAATAAACTAAAATGAGATAAAATAAAATAAAATAAAATGAATTGAAATGAATTGAAATGAATTGAAATGAAATAAATATGAGAGAACCGCCGCATTAAAACAACTGGCGTTGCAGCCGGCTGGCACCGGATTGCACCGCGTTGATGCCGCCCGACACCGCGTGCTTGGCTTTGCGAATGTGGGGGCGCAGCATCGGCGTGAAGCCTTCACTGCTTACTGTCCTGGGTGCCGTTGGTGCAGGCGTGGTTGGGTTTGTGGACCACATGCACCCCGGGTCGCATATGTTTGTCAACGTGATGTAATCATTCGGATTTGTGGAATTGGGCGGGGTTGACTTGCACCCGTTGGATGCATTCAATGTGGACATGTTCATTTGTTTTATGACCTCCATCTTCAGCTGCAGTTTGCCATTGTTATCGTTGAACAGCGAGGGACTCATCATGTATTCGGTGCTGATGTCGGTTGCCCCGGATTGAGTAACCCCTTTCATGCAATACTTTTCTTTAAATTCGGCGGCCGTCGCGAACGTGATGGGGGGCGGGGTGGGAACCAGCGGATTGGATTGAGTCATGCCTTCCCTTTGATTGGTGACTTGCATTAGCACAATCACGGCAATCACCGCAAGGATGCCCGCAATTCGGTGGTACAACGTTAATGCAACAATGAACGCGGCCATAAGCGCCTTCCCTAAAACATCGTCACCGGGAGAAATCCAAATCATGCACGCAAATAAAAATGCAACCGCGGCATACCAAAACTGAGGGGTCAGTTTATTAAAAACACGTTTCAAATCATTCAATATCGGCATTGGTGTCAGCGTTGGCATTGGCATTGTTTGTATCGGTTTTAATATAGCATGTGTTTTTTTTTTCATGCATTGCATGTAAATCATATCAATAAGATAAACAAAACCAAAATATTATCTACCCATTTTATTAGGAGAAGATGTCTGGATACTTGCAATATTCAACGTATGGCGAGGATGAACCGCTGAAACAATCGCAACAATCGCAACAATCGCAACAATCGCAACAATCGCAACAATCGCAACAATCGCAACAAGCTAAACGAACATTAAGGACAAACCAACGAACTTTGCGATCCAAGCAACCCCGTCTTGTGAATCCTAGACAATTGCAATCAATGCAACCATCACAATCACAGTCACAATCACAGTCACAATCACAGGCACAGGCACAATCACAAGCCATGCAATCCCTAATTCAAAAAATTCATAGCAATAGCAATAGCAATGGCAATGGCAGTGACAGCGAAAGCGAATCCGACACCGATGACATGCACATGCAAATGCACATGCAGCAACAGTTTCAAACGGCACCGGTTCCAAATCGCAATCGGTTTACTGCAGCCAACAGCGCCGATTTGAACGCCGGGTTAAACCCAGCTCCCGCGAAGGAAGGGTTTTCGTTACAGGATGTGAATGCTTTAGCCAACCAGTACAAACAATACATGCCGTCCGTGTTTCAGGCCTCCACCCAAGAAAACAAGGACATCCTGCTCCAGAAGCTGGACCACATTATCTCTCTGTTGGAAGACCAGCGCGACGAAAAAACGGGTCACGTGACCGAGGAACTAGTTTTGTACTGCTTTTTAGGCGTGTTCATCATATTCATCGTGGATTCGTTTGCCCGCGCGGGCAAATACGTGCGTTAGTTAGTTAGTTAGTTAGTTAGTTAGTTAGTTAGTTAGTTAGGGACGTTATGAACCCTGGCACTACATCGGATGTGACGTGCCGTCCCTAATTACGACATTATTAATATATTGCATTAATGTATTAATAATTTTAATTTTAATTTCAATAATTCATAATTTCTCTCAAATGAAGCATCATCAAATGATGGCATGCATGCTCATTGCGGCAGCACTCATTGGATACATTGTGTACATCCAAGGAGGACGAATGATGGAATCATTCAAAAGCAATGGAAACAAGGGCAACAAGGGCAACAAGGGCAAGTGGTTGTTCACCGCGTCGCCCCATGCATACCCCGTAGTGTGTTTGGCCGGCAACAGTAAACTTCCGTGCACGGCTTTTAGCGCCGCATGAAAAATGAACCATGAACCATGAACCAATCCCAATGCCATCAGTTCGCCGGTTTGTAAAACAGGTAGAAGAATTGGTCCTCCTTTTGTGCTTTGACAAGGTCAATTTGTCCAAGCATGTTGAATCCTACCCCCGCTGCCAGTTCAATAAACGTCTGCGGCGACGGCAGTCGGAAGTCGCGCACGTGCTTGCGTGTCTTGCCCGTTTTGTCGTCGGTGAACACTTCCCGATACTGCACAAAATCGTTCGGGAAAATTTGCACGTCCGATTTGTATTGAAAGTCGTTGAATTTCGCGACGCTTTGTGCTTTGCGCCGGGAGACAGAAGTGGACTCGCCCATCAGCAGGCCGGAGGCGTTGAACCGGCTCGGGTCCACCAAGTGCAGCATAAAGTAGCCGCCCGGTTTGAGCCACGCATACACGTTCGTAAACAGCTGCTCCGTGTTGGGAATGTAGTAGACTTCAAAGTTCAGCATGGACACCAGCGTAAAGCTCTCCGGCTTGAACGACGACACCACCGTAGGGTCGCCCTTCACGATGTTCAAATTGAGGTCGGCGTGCGTCTTTCTGGCTTGCGCAATCATGTCGGCCGAGGATTCAATGCCGGTCACATTGGTTATGCCATTTTGGATGAAGGCGCTCATGTAGGCGCCCGTCCCGGCACCCACATCCAGCGCAACCGTTTGGTTGGAGATGTCCGGGTACTTGTTGATGATGGCGCCCACTTCATACGCGTTGTTCACTTTTTGATTGAACAGCTGGTCGTACACGGCCGCATAAAACGCGTCCTTCATGTCGTTGCCGTGCTTCACGATCACGCCGCTGCTGCTGGTGCTGTCGCTGCTCTGCACGAACGACTCTACGAATGAGCCCGAATACGGACGAGGCCGACTGAGCCGCTGAAGCTTCTTGTGAGCGGAAACGAGCAGCATGATTGTGACGGCAAACAGCAGCACGCCAAACCACGCATTTTTTTCAATGGATTTGCAAAAGACGTCAAACGCACCGCGCACGGAGTTCATGTTCGTGGTATGCAATGCAATGAAGATATATATAATATGTTATATTGTTATTTTTTTTAAATGCTTACATAATAATTGCAGTTGTGTGTCTAACGCCCCACGCCCCACGCCCCACGCCCCATCCCAAATGAACGATGCCGAAATCAATGATGTCCGCGCCGAGACCGAATTCAAGGGCGTCACCTTTTCCAAATACAAGAAGCCCGACGCGCGCAAAGAATTATTGAATTGCCTAAAAAATGGGAAAATAGAGGAGGCGTGTTACTGGACCGCCGAATTCGTGTGCGCCGGACACTACCAAGAGCTTTGGGACATCATCCTCACGTGTTTTGGGAAGCACGTGCACCTGGCCAACCCCAAGATGTGCCTGTATTTGGAGCTGCGGTACGAAGCGTTCAAGGACATCGTGGCCAACGGCTACATTGGTAACGAGCTGCGCATGCGCAACAACCCGCGCATTCGCACGCTGTTTGCCGAAATCGCGTGCGTTTTGTGCAACTCCAAAAAGAAATACAGCTTGGAGGGCATCAAGGTTAAGAAAGCCGACTTTGACAGCACCGCCATGACCGACAAGCTGAAGGCGCCCACCGTGACGTACGTGAGTCCCGTATTTCTGCCCGGCGATCCGAAGGAGCTCTTCATCGCCATCAACGAATTCGCCTTCCACATCTCTAAAGACTCCAAAAACAGCTTGCAGGCGTCGTACTGGTTGGAATGGGTCATGGAATTTGAGCAAATTTGCCGCAAGAAAAAGCAGAAGTGCATGTGCGAGCGCCGCAGCGCCATGCCGGTGGATGCCAAGTTTCAAATGGACCCAATTTGGATTGTGTGGGAACTCATTCTGGGGGGAGCGCGCGACGCGGTGCAGCCGTTCATGCCGAAACTCATACAAAGCTTGCTCAAGTTGTATTGTTTGCGATACACCGACGGGGTGAAAAAAAAACGGCGGTACTTGATTTACTTTGCGATTTGCTTGCTGACGGAGCCGTTTGTAATGCCCCAGGAGATGGTGACAAACAAGGACGTCATTGAGAACGTGGTGAAAAAAATTGACACGGTGTACAAACAAGTGAAGAAAAACGAAATTGCGCCCAAAACCGACTACTTGATGGGCTCGGTGGGTGGCGCCAAATCGGATATAGATAAAACCATTGAAAAGATGGACAAGCTGAACTCAATGAACACGATCATTCGGTATTGAGGGGTTTTGTTATTGTGGTGGTTGTTATGGTTGTTGTGTTTGTTGTGTTTGTTGTGTTTGTTATGTTTGTTGTGTTTGTTGTTGTGTTGGTTGCTGTTGCTGTTGTAGGCGCAGAACGAACTGCCATTTCAAATATGCGCGCATACGAATGCATTATCGCTGTGGACACGTATACAGTGTATATTTTTATCTCTTTTTAAATATATTAATTATATTAACTGCATACATAAAATCAAATGAATTTTGGACTTGGATTTGGGTCCGCGCCTGGACCCGCGCCAGCGCTTGGACCCGCGCCAGCGCTTGGACCCGCGCCAGCGCTTGGACCCGCGCCAGCGCTTGCCCCTGCATCTGCGCCTTCGGCCACGTTTGATGTGCCAGACGCCGATGCATCCGCCAGCACCACGTCCTTGTTGATCCGCGTGCTGCTGGGTGCTCTGATTTTGGCGCTCATCGGGTTCAACGTCTTCACTTATTTGGATGACATTATGGCCTGGATCGGCAACACGTTTGGCGCGCCGTTTCGCTTTGTGGCTCGCATGTTGGGCTACTCGGTGGCGGACACCGCGCAAACCACGGTGAATGTAACGGCGCAAGGCACCAAAGCCGCGGTGGACATTGCGACGGGGGCCGCGACCAGCGGCATTGGCGTGCTTCAGCAAACGCTGGAATCGGGATCGGGATCGGGATCAGGGTCCGATGACAACACCGACAACTCTCAACAATCCAACAAACCGGCCCGACAACCCCCAGTTAAGCAGGATGACAGCGCTGCATTGGAAACGGCGCTGTCCCATGCGAAAAAACAGCCCCCCCGGCCGGACGACGCAACCAGTCGCACGCAGCGCACCGGAAAGTCGGGCTACTGTTACATTGGAGAGGATCGCGGATTTAGAAGCTGCGTGAAGGTCGGCGAACAAGACACGTGCATGTCGGGCGACATTTTCCCGACGCAAGCCATTTGCATTAATCCTAGGTTGCGGCAATGAACGCCCAACTATGTTATACTAACAATTACAATATAAACACTTAATTATTAAAAATACATAAATAATAATTTATAGTCATAGTTTATAACCTTCAACTTCACACCAAACATGTCCGATTTTGAAGAGCCCGCTCCTGAAATGCCAGAGGAGGCCCTCCTTGCCTATTTGAACACTGTGGAAATCAAACCCCCTCATATTGTCTTTGATCAAGAGAAATATGATCGCGACGTGGCCGATGGTTTGATCACGGTTTCTCGCAATATCAACAACAGACCTTATTTGGCGAGCGAACTTAAGGCCGCTCACGGCGCTGCTTCCATCAACGTGGTCGCGGACTCTGGAAAGCCCAAGGTTGTGATTACGACCACCATTGCATACAACTGGTCCCCCGCCTACATTCAAAAATGCGCAGACGCTTATTGCCATGCTTACGGATTACCTCTAAGACCCATTGAAGTCTTCAACCTGGATGCGAACGGTGTCCGCACGGCTGACCCTAACCCAGCATCCACGCAAGCCGTGATCACTGCGATTGATAATTGGTTTGCAACAAACGGAACACTGAAGTCTGGAGTGACTGTAAACGACCGTGCCAGTCTTAACGGAATTACGACTCTTCCTAATACGCTCCCAGGATTGACAACTGAACAGAACAACATGTTTGGTTGGTTGGGCGAGTTGATCCTTAATTTCTGGGCAATTGGAATGAATCCAAATGCGAATTTTCGCGTGGTGTGCAGTCATGACGCCTTTAGTGCATCTCTCAACCAATCGGTGGTGTACGCTTCCACCGATTCCAACTTTCCTATTGCAAGCACCTTTGGTCCGACTCATTACGTCAATATGTCATGGGGAGACACCAATCCTGGGTTTGATCGTGCGTCTTTGGATGATTCCATATTCATCAATCCAAGAATATGCTACTTTGCGGCAGCTGGAAACTATCGCTGGGCGGGATATCCAGCCACTTCGTCCAATGTGCTGTGCGCGGGAGGTGCATCACTTTTATACGATTCAAACCTGCAGGTAAACGTGTGGGGCAACACCAACGTGCCGGCAAGCGTCAATGCCGAACAAGGAGGCGGCACCGGGTTCTCTCATTCCATCGTGACAGGATCTAATTTTTACCCACGTCCCGCTTATCAGAATGGATTGATTGCATTACCCAATAACAACCGACGCGCATGCCCGGACATGTGTTCCCTCGGAGATCCTAATACCGGCGTATTGATCATTTTCTCCAGTAGTGACGGCAACAAACTTGCAAGGCACCTCAATGGTGGAACATCGCTTGCAAGCCCGTTGTTGTGCGGGTTGTTTTCCCACTTGAGTCAGAGGCGCATTAATGGAAACCTTATTCCATTGACCACCCGAATGGCCGATGTT